GTCCTTGGCCACCTCTACGAATCAATTCTCGATGGAAGCATTTAAATCGAATCCATTAGTAGCTATTCAACATGATGGTGATTTATCAAAAATAGAAGATAATTCTAAACTAAATAGCATCATTGCTCATGAGGAAATGACAATTAATGAGAAACACAAATCACTATATGTTGTCAGACTAAATTCATTTTTGTTTATGGCAACTAATAAACCCGTCAAAATAACAGATGCCAAATCAGGATTGATTCGACGTTTGATAGATGTTAATCCAAGTGGAAAACTAATACAATACGACCGATATAACGAACTAATGAGCAAAATGGATTTTGAGATAGGTGCTATCGCAAAGCATTGTCTTGATGTCTACGAGCATTTGGGAAAGCATTTCTATGATAATTATAGATCTTCAGAGATGCAGTATAAGACAGATGTGTTCTTTAACTTCATAGACGATAAATATTTTATATTTTCAGAACAAGATGGTATTAGTTTGAAGCAAGCGTATTCGATGTATCGTGAGTATTGTCAAGAAACATCGCTGTCATATACAATGCCGATGTATTTGTTCCGTGAAGAGTTGAAGAACTACTTTGAAGAATTTCATAATCGTTCTATGATAGATGGCAAAAGAGTTAGGAGCTATTACTCTGGGTTCAAAAAAGATAAGTTCGATATGTATGAGGACTCGGTTGATTTTGGTGCATTAGAAAGTAGAAAAGAGGCGAACGATGAACAACTACACTCTAATGATGAACGATCTAATATCGACACTGACCTACGGATATCGTCAACTTCAAAAGGACGAGAGAAAGTACGTGGAACTGATACGGTTGTGGAAGATAAAAAATCTAATTCCAGAGTTGTACTTGATAGCACGTCGTCGATATTTGATGAAGTATGTGCCGATTGTTTAGCACAATATGCTACTTCTGATGGTAAGCCCATTAAAAAATGGGTTAATGTAAAGACTCGATTGAGAGATATTGATACTAGTAAACTTCATTATGTCAAACTTCCTGAGAATCACATTGTTATCGATTTTGATTTGAAAGATTCAAATGGAAACAAATCAGCAGAGAAAAACTTAGAGGCAGCATCAAAGTTTCCAAGCACTTATGCAGAGTTTAGTAAAAGCGGTGCTGGAATACATTTGCATTATATTTATGATGGCGATTCTGTAAATCTAAGCCGATTGTATGCTGATGGTATAGAGATAAAGGTATTTAGTGGAAATAGCTCTCTTCGCAGACAGCTGACTAAATGTAACAATTTGGATATTTCTCATATTAGCGGAGGACTTCCTTTAAAGGAGAAAAAAGTGATTAGTACTAAAAGTATAAAAAACGAAAGGAGTCTTCGAAATCTAATTAAACGGAATCTTAGAAAAGAGATACATCCGGCAACTAAGCCAAGTATCGATTTTATATATAAGATTCTTGATGATGCGTATAATTCGGGCATGCGATATGATGTCAGTGATATGGAAGGCACCATATTGGCGTTTGCTGTGAATTCTACGAATCAAGCTCCCTATTGTATAAAAACTGTAGAACAAATGAGATTTAAATCTAAGGATTTCGATGACGAAGTATCGAGTTCTATACCGGATGATAAGAATAAAGATTGTATAGACAATAGCCCGTTGGTATTTTATGATATTGAGGTTTTCCCAAATTTGCTCTTGGTGAACTATAAAGCAGCGGGTGAAGGAAAACCAATGCATCGATTGGTGAATCCTACTCCTCAAGAAATAGAACCATTGCTTAGTATGAAGTTGGTTGGGTATAACAATCGACGTTATGATAATCACATTATTTATGGTAGATATTTAGGAAAGAATAATAAGCAGATTTACGAAATGTCGAAGGCTATTATTTCTGGAACAAAAGAAGAACAACGTAATGCTATGTATGGAGAAGCCTACAACATTTCATATACTGATATTTATGACTTCGCTTCTGCTGGTAATAAAATGAGTCTGAAAAAGGCCGAAATAGAAATGGGAATTCATCATCAAGAATTAGGAAAGAATTGGGATGAGCCAGTTCCTGAAGATGAATGGATTGAAGTATCCGAATATTGTGATAACGATGTGTATGCTACAGAAGCTCGATTCAATTGGTTGAAGGGTGATTGGACAGCTCGACAGATTCTAGCTGATTTGGCAGGCATGTCAGTAAATGATACCACCAATGCTCTAACCACACGATTTATATTTGGTAACAATCGATCTCCTCAAAACGAGTTCAACTATAGAAATCTTGGAGAACCGATACAATTGAATGAACTCGATGATAAGACTGTAGAGTTTCTTAAAGAAGCCTGTCCAGATATGATGGCTACAGTACATCCAGTTCGGGATGATTTTACGGATGAAGAACTAAATGATATTCGTCCCAGTGTATTGCCGTATTTTCCTGGCTACAAATTTGAGTACAAAGAAAAAACTGTAGCTGGACGAACAATTCGTCAAGGGGTGTCTACTTACCGTGGCGAAGAAATTGGAGAAGGTGGTTATGTCTACTCGGAACCGGGAATTTATACCGACGTTGCTTTGTTGGATATTACTTCCATGCATCCTCATAGTACGATTGCTGAATGCCTATTTGGACCCCGATATACAAGAGCATTTAGGGAGATTGTCAATAGCCGTGTTACCATTAAACATCAGGATTGGGAACGTATTAATGGTATGTTGGATGGCAAACTCTCTAAGTATGTTGATAGAGTTTTGTCAGGAGAAATGACATCTGACGAGTTAGCTCTAGCTATGAAGACCGCCATCAATTCTGTATATGGATTGACATCGGCTAAATTTCCGAACGCATTTAAAGACCCTCGAAATATTGATAACATTGTTGCTAAACGCGGTGCGTTATTTATGGTAGATTTGAAGCATGCTGTTCAGGAAAGAGGATTTACAGTAGCTCATATCAAAACTGATTCTATCAAAATACCAAATGCTACACCGAGCATAATTCAGTTTGTAATGGATTTTGGTAAGAAATATGGATATAATTTCGAACACGAAGCTACCTATGATAGAATGTGTTTGGTTAACAAAGCAGTTTATATTGCTAGGTATAAGACAGGTAAGAAGGCCGGTAAGTGGACTGCTACTGGAACGCAGTTCCAACAACCGTATGTTTTCAAAACATTGTTTAGTCATGAGCCTATAACATTCGACGATATGTGCGAAACTAAGAATGTTAAAACGGCTATGTATCTTGATATGAATGAAGGATATCCCCTTCATCCATATAGTGAAGAAGAGTATAACGAAGAGATAGAAAGGATTGTAAATGTAACTTTAAATAAGAAAAGTAAGATGATTCAAAATGACAAAGCTAAATACGATAAACTAAAAGAGGAGATATATTCCGATGTAATCGAAAAGTATAAAGGACCTAAAATAGGTGATTTGGTTGATTCGCATAACTACGTGTTTATAGGACGCGCTGGACAATTCTGTCCTATAATCAAGGATGCTGGCGGAGGAATCCTAGTAAGAGAACAAGATGGTAAATATGTTTCTGTTACTGATTCTTCTGACTATCGTTGGCTCGAATCTGAAATGGTTCGCAGTCTTCATATGGAAGACGCCATTGATATTAATTTCTACAGGAACAAAGTAGATGAAGCTATAGCAGCAATATCTGAGTATGGCGATTTCGAATGGTTTGTTAGTAACGATGAAGACCCATCTAAAATAGAGGTGCCTTGACTGCCAAAATGTCAAGACGAATTGATTGAAGATTGTTCTAACTGTTTATATTTTAATGAGGGTGTTTGTCGTATGGGGTTCGACATATCGTATCGAATTCCTAAGTAAAAACAATTGAAAGGATATTAAAATGAGTGACTATCAGGATCGCAACATCAAGAACGAGACCTTTAAGGGTATTCCTGGAGATCAGATTACGTGGCGTAATATGCAAGGAATGAGTAACGGTACGTATGCCCGACCGGGCAATCGTTATTTTGCAATCAAGCTTGACGATGATTTGGCAAATGATTTGGAGGAGAAGGGTTGGCCTATCATTTGGCGAAACATCAATCGGGATGAGGATGGCCCCGAGGAGATGCAAGCGTATCTTAAGGTCTTTATCAAGTTTGGTGTTCCTCGTTATCCTGTTGATATTTACCTGATCAATTCCAATATGCAGTCTAAGGTAGCATTGACTGAAGATGACATCGATAAGCTTGGATTGGATTCTAAGCCTATCGAGTTTATTGATATTGTGATTCGTCCTTACTATTGGACTTATGGAGATAAGAAGGGAGTGAAGGCTCAGCTTCAGGCTATGAACATGCTTCTTTCTCAGAATGGTCTTGATGACGATTATGAGATTGTGTATAACAATTAGTGTTTTATATTTGAAAGGCAGTTATTATGCCTATCGAGTTAGATGATGAACAGATAGCTGCCATAGATAAACTCCAGACCGGCTCCATTCTTTTGGGTGGGGTCGGTTCTGGTAAATCTAGAACAGCATTAGCTTATTACTATATAAAAGTTTTAAATGGAAAATTGCGCATCAACGGCAATGGCAGAACGGTAGTTCCAAAAAACCATGTTCCACTTTATATAATTACAACTGCTAAGAATAGAAACGATGGAACTTGGGAAAAAGAGGCAATAAATTTTTATAAAGTAAAACCTCATGTAGATTCTTGGAATAACATATCAAAATACAGTAATATTAAGAACGCCTTTTTTATTTTTGACGAACAGCGAGTAGTAGGTAAAGGTTCGTGGTCTAAAAATTTCATAAAGATAGCTAGAAATAATGATTGGATTTTGTTAAGTGCAACTCCAGGCGATGTTTGGCTTGATTATGCATCTATTTTTATAGCTAATGGTTTTTATAGAAATATGACAGACTTCTATAGACAACATGTAGTATTCAATAGATTTACGAAATATCCTCAAGTCGATAGATATGTGAATGTCGATATTTTAGAACGTCATAGAAAATCAATATTGGTAAGCTTAGTGGTAGAACGTCATACCTTGAGACACCATATTGATGTTCCTGTGTTCTACAATGAAGAAATGGTTAATAAAATAGAACACGATCGATGGAATGTATTTCAAAATGTACCATTAAAGAATGCTAGCGAATATTGTTCAACATTACAAAAAGTGATAAATTCTGATAGAAGCAGATTGCAAGCATTAAGCAAATTAATAAATAAAAACAATAAGGTAATAATATTTTATAATTATAATTATGAATTAGATTTAATTATAGAAACCATAGAAAAACATCATGCCGATGTGCCTTATGCCCAATGGAATGGTCATGCGCACGAATCGATTCCTAGGGCTTCAAAATGGATATACTTGGTTCAGTATACTGCTGGAGCCGAAGCATGGAATTGCATAGAGACCAACGTTGTGATTTTTTATTCACAGAATTATTCTTATAAGATAATGGAACAAGCTTCTGGAAGAATAGATAGACGTAACACTCCTTACAAAGATTTATATTATTATCATTTAATTTCTAAATCCAAAATCGATAAATCTATAAGAAGAGCACTGAAAAACAAAAAACGTTTTAATGAAAAAGCTTATTATGAGAGTTTATATTCTTAAAATCGTTCCATTTTTACACACCGTTTAATAGATAGAGTATGAATATTGCTTTAAGTTTCAATTGTAGTTAACTAGACCTACTCTTAAAGCGTATTCATGCTTTATTTTTTTAAGGAGTATTATGCCTACACCAGAAGGAAAATTCAAAAAAGAACTAAAGCGTGATTTAGAGTTAATGTTTCCAGGTTGCATAATAACACAGCTGGATCCAAATGATATACAAGGTATACCTGATTTACTAATTTTATGGAATGATAAATGGGCGACTCTTGAATGCAAGAAATCTTCCACCGCTAGTCATCGTCCGAATCAAGATTATTATGTTCGGTTGATGAATGATATGTCATATTCTAATTTTATATTTCCAGAAAACAAAGAGGTGATACTTAATGAACTTCAACAGGCATTTCGAACTTGAGGGCAAACATGCATTTCTTAGTGCGAGTAAGTATCACTGGCTTAACTATGATGAGCAGAGATTAGTTGATGTTTTTAATAACATGAAAGCTAAAACTAGAGGTACTGAATTACATCAATTTGCATGCGATGCTATAAAGCATGGCATATACCTTCAAAATACAGATGAGACTCTAGGATTATATGTTAACGATTGCATAGATGATGGCCTAAGTCCCGAAGTAGTGTTATATTATTCTCCTTATGCTTTTGGGACCGCTGACGGTATTTCGTTCGATGGTCGTTTGTTAAGAATTTATGATTTGAAAACGGGTAAGACTACTGCTTCTATGAAGCAATTAAAAATATATGCTGCTTTATTTTGTCTGGAATACAATGTAAATCCGAACGAGATTTCTATTCATTTACGAATATATCAAAATGGCGAGGCTTTAATTTACGAACCAGAATCTGACGAAATATGGGACGTAATGGATAGAATTATAGCGTTCGATCACATTCTAAGAAATGTGGAAATGGAAGGATGATTATGTTTGTAGTTTCAGATAGTGATTACTTAATGCATATAGGTAGATCTAAAAATGACGGTGCTCCTATTGGATCCGGAAGATATCCGTTGGGCTCTGGAGAAAATCCTTATCAAGATTATAGAGACTTTCAAAATAGAGTAAAACAGTTGAGAAAGCAAGGATTGACGAAAAAAGAAATTGCCCAATACGTAGGTATTGTGGATAGCAAAGGTGAAGGCAATCTTAGAGAATTTGATAAAGTAGTTACCTTAGCTAAAGAAACTGTTAGTAGACAGAACTATTTAACAGCTAAAAGGTTGATAGAAGATGAGCAATGGTCGATTCCTAAAGTTGCTGAAAAGTTGGATGTTTCTACCGGAACGGTTCGAAGACTATTGCAACAAGACAACGAACGTAAACTAAATTCTATAAATGATACTGCCGATTTATTAAAAAGCAGCCTTCAAAAACAGGGCGGCTATATAGATTTAGGTCCGGGTTCAGAGTTGTATGTAGGTGTGAGTAGATCTAAATTCAATGCGGCTGTCAAACAATTGGAAATGGATGGATATAGCATTGTAAAAGTTCCTATTAAGCAGCAATTCGGACAAGGAAATACTACTATGATGGTTCTTTGTCCGGAAGGAACCACCAAAAAAGAAGTTTACGATAATGCTGAACAAATACGACCTCCGGTGGATATCAAAATAACTCCTGATGGAGAGAAAAAGACACTTAGGCCAATTCAAAATGTGGACTCTAAAAGGATACAAGTCAACTATGCAGAGACTGGTGGTATTGAAAAAGATGGTGTGATCGAACTTCGAAGAGGAGTCGAAGACTTAAGCCTTGGTAAATCAAAATACGCGCAAGTTAGAATTGGCGTAGACGGAACACATTACCTAAAAGGAATGGCTGTTTATGCAGATGATTTGCCTGACGGTATTGATATTCGTTTCAATACAAACAAACATGAAGGCACACCTTTAATAGCATCAGAGCCTGGCGGAAAAGAAGTGCTGAAGCCTATGAAATCGCCAGATAATAAATTGAATCCTTTTGGAGCGGCAATACGACCAGGCCTTCAAAATGGAGCAATTAACATCGTCAATGAAGAAGGTCATTGGGATCAGTGGTCAAAAAGTCTATCGTCACAATTCCTATCGAAACAGGATCCTGCTCTTGCCAGCAGACAGCTCAAAATGGCAGCTGACATATCAAGGGCTGATCTGGATGAGATAAAATCTTTGACCAATCCCACTGTGAAAAGATTCTTGCTTTCAAAATTCGCGGATAGTTGCGATTCAGATGCAGTGCATCTTAAAGCGGCAGCGCTACCAAGACAAGAATCTAAAGTAATTTTGCCATTACCATCACTGAAAGATACTGAAGTTTATGCTCCAACGTACGATAATGGAGAAACATTAGCTCTTGTAAGACACCCCCATGCCGGTATTTTTGAGATACCCATTCTAAAAGTAAATAATAAAAATCAAGAAGGAAAGAAAATAATTGGCGCAGCTAGGGACGCTATCGGAATAAATTCTAAAGTAGCTGGTATATTATCTGGTGCAGATTTCGATGGCGATACTGTAATTGCTATACCTTTGAAAAGTGCTAAAATTAATAGTTTAGGACCGCGTGTATTAGACTCGAACCCAGAATTAAAGAAAACTCTAGGTACATTGAGAACATTCGATCCTAAAGAAAAGTTTCCTGGAGACGGATTGCCACCCAGTAGAATCATGAGTAAAAAAGCTACTGGTCGAAACATGGGTATGATAACTAATTTGATTTCGGATATGTCTATCAAACGAGCTAATCCAGCAGATATGACCAAAGCGGTTAAATATTCCATGGTGGTTATTGATGCAGCCAAACATAAGCTTGACTGGAAACGTGCTTATGACGTTTTTGGCATAGACGAATTAAAGAAACGTTATCAAGGCGAAAAAGGTGGCGCAGGAACTATAATCTCTAGAGCTAAGAATCAAACTCATCCATTAGCTACTAAAGAAATATTAAGCACTAAAAATATGACACCCGATGAATTAAAACGGTATAACAATGGTGAGAGAATATTTCGTCAGACTGGTGAATTGAAGTGGAATGGCAAACCTGTAACACAAAAGTCCAATCAAATGAGAGATACTGATGATCCATACAAGTTAACATCTGGAGGATCTAAGAAAAATCCGGGAACTTTAATAGAGAAATATTATGCCGATTATGCAAGTAAGATGAAAGCTCTGGCAAACGAAGCCAGAAAAGAATTGCGATCAACCCCAAGAGCTGAGTGGAATAGATCCATGGCAAAGGTATATGAGGATGAGGTTGAGTCTTTGAAGGCTAGTTTGGTAACTGCCGAAATGAATAAACCTAAAGAACGTAAGGCACAAGCGTTGGCAAACTCAACGGTGAATGCCGAATTGGCATCCCATCCTGAGTATGACAAAGATGACATAAAGAAAGCACGATCCAGAGCTATGGAATATGCTAGAGCAGTTACAGGGGCTAAAAAGATTAACATTAAAATAGATGACAAAGAATGGGAAGCTATTCAAGCAGGCGCTATATCCGATAGTAGTTTGGAGAAGATTTTGGCAAACACAGACATCGACGTGTTGCGAGAGAAAGCTTTGCCTAAAACTTCTAAACAAGGTTTGTCAACTACAAAACGACAACGAGCAGAATCATATCTTGATCGAGGATATAGTTTGTCAGAAGTAGCACATATGCTTGGCGTTTCTGTGGGAACGTTAAAGTATGCATTGTATGGTTAGGAGGTGTTCTAGCATATGATAGTAAATTCAGACGATTACAATGAGTTATTTCATGAAGAACCTGAAAACGATAATAATATTGGCACACCTGTATATAAGCTGACGACTATCGACAATCCTTTTCATCCAGTTGATCAGTTCGATGATTGGCTGCGATATGATGAAGATCATGGTTATTACACGCTTAATTACTTAGCACGTATAGCTGGAACATCCGTGCATCTTACAGAAGCTGAAAACCAACGTATTGAGAACGATGCTATCAATGACATATGCAGGCTCGATTTGTTAGGCATCTATAAACGAATAAAAATTAATTAGCTAATTGTCTATAATAATATTGTCATACCGAAACACGCATATAAAGGTTGTTTAGTTGATGGCTATATGCATAAAAGTGGATAGTGTATTCCGTATCAGTTAAGCAACCTTTATGTGCGTGTCCCGTATCGATAAAACTATAGGCCTTATTATTCATACAGCATTATACAATTCTTTAATAACAATAAATGTTTAATCATAGATTATTGTCATACCATGTGGCTATTATTTGTAACCGATTGTAATGTGAGACTGTTGACCGTTTGTCATACCTTATACCAGTACTCTATTCCAGAAGCATACGATAATAAGTATACGTTTACGGTATTACCAAATGCATAGGCTAAACAGATAGTTTTGTCATACCTTTCGTGCGACTAACACATCGAGGCGAGCTATCAAGCATACGTTTTAGCTTAACTAGATAGCCATACGTAGCAAGTTAAAAGGTATTACCATATCCATAGCAATAACACGTATACCATTCGACCAAGAGAATTTATTAAGTTTAACAGACAATCGTCGTATTAGTATGTAATATTATTGTCATACCGTTCGATCCCATGGCTATTACCGATCGATACGTATCTAATCGCATACCGATCAATAGCTAAGCCATCGACCATCGATGACTCGACCTCCTCCATCGCTATCGATCTGAACGAACTGAATAAAAATATTAAAAAATATTAAAAAAACATTAAAAAATGATGAAAAATGATGAAAAAGGATGTATATGGCAGTGCATAAGTGCCAAAATAAGTACAAAAATACTATAAAATGTGTAAGCAAAGCCTTTTGCAGGGGGAGGATACCCCCGATTTTCGAAAAATTCGATTTTCATCGCCGGCCTCTTTCAAAATGCCCCGGGGGAGATTTTCAAAATCGATTTTTGGCCCAAATCGAATAGATTAAATGAGGATGACTACAATTGTGTAAGCTTTTTTCGATGCCCTACGCATACTCCTTTCGTTGCGCAATATATGCTAGTTTTAAGGTGGCCAAAACTAGCATAAAACTGTAGTCATTCTCATTAAGTCTATTCGATAATTCATACAAACTAATAATAATTATAAGTTAAACACGATCAAACATGCCCTATAGGAGGTGTGATATGGCCTCTAGACGTCCTCCGGCGGAATCCCCAGAAGCAAGAGAGAACCAATTAATAGCAGCAGCTGTAAATTTAGCAGAAAAACAATTACTAGACGGCACTGCATCTCCTTCTGTGATAACTCATTATCTGAAATTAGCTTCTGGAAGAGAACGATTGGAACGTGAAAAGCTGGAACGAGAGAATGAGGTGCTTCGTGCTAAAGCGGAAGCCTATGAATCCAATCGTAGAACCGAAGAATTATACACTAAAGCTATCGAGGCAATGCGAAGTTATAGTGGGTATAATTCTGAAGAAGATGTAGATGTATTGTGAGTACCTTATGCGTATTAGAAGATATTCAGAGTTAATACAACTACCTACGATTCAAGAACGATATGAATACTTGAAGCTATCCGATACTGTCGGACGAGTAACTTTTGGATACGATCGAGTTTTCAATCAACATTTTTATTCATCAGATATTTGGAAAAAAGCTCGCAGAGAAATAATAATTCGCGATAATGCGTGCGATTTAGGAGTACCAGGATTCGAGATAGACAATCATATAACTATACATCATATGAATCCGATAACCAGAGACGATGTTAAGAATGAAAATTGGGAATATTTATTAGATCCCGAATATTTAATATGCACATCGTATCTTACTCATAAAGCTATACACTACGGAGATTCTAATTTATTACCGAAATTACCAATTGAACGAAAGCCTGGAGATACGTGTCCGTGGAGGTGATATTTTATGGACGATAGTATATTGATTAGTATAAAAGATGCAGTTAGTGTTCCAGTTGATGAAACTGAGTTTGACGGAGAATTACTGATGCATATAAATTCTGCATTTTTTATTCTCAATCAACTTGGCGTAGGTCCGGAAAAACCATTTATCGTTGATAGTGACTCTCAAACATGGACTGATTTCATGGACACTATGGATGAGCTTTCATTGGTAAAAACTTATATACAACTTAAAGTTCGTGTATTATTTGATCCGCCGACTTCATCTCAACTTATGACATCGATTAATGAACAGATTAAAGAATACGAATGGCGTTTAAACATTGATCAAGATAAGTACAAGATAGATGAAGGAGACGCTAATGGATGATAACGATTACTTAGCACATATAGGACGATCCTTTAAAGATGGTGCCCCAGTGGGTTCTGGACGCTATCGATTAGGATCAGGAAAAGTTCCGTTTCAACATACGAGAAATGCGAAAACGAAACAAGTACTATCAGAAGCAAAAGATAAACCCGCCAATCAATTAAAAAGTAATGCAACTGCCGTGAAAGATTTTATTCGAAAGACAGTTCGTCCTAACGAGAAAGATATCGATGAAAAAATTCAAAAAGAAAAGGACCGAATCGCATTAGAGGAAAAGAAACAAGAACTTAAAAAACTAAAAAAGACAAAAGGCGGTAGTTCGGCAACTAAATATTCTAATTCCATAGACAATATTACTGATAAAGCAAACGAACTAAGTGATAATATAGATTCTACTAATAAAAAAGTTCAAGGATTTATGAACAAATATTCAAACATGTCAAACGCCGACTTACAAAATCAATTAAATAGGCTCAAAAGTGAAATGCAGCTGCAAGAAGCTGAGCGCGATGCTGAAAAATCGCCTAATCGAAGATTTGTGGAAGGTATACTAAAATCCGCACTCAAACAAGGTGTGACACAGGGTGTGTCTCAGGGATTATCTAAAGCTATAAGTGACGAAGTAGGAAGACGAACTAGCAATGTAATTAATCCTGATAAAAGAGAGGCCAATAAGAAGGAAAAAGAAGCTAAAGCTTCTGAAGCAAAAGAAGAAGCGAAGCGTAAATTCCAAGAGGCTAAAGTAGATAAGTTAATAAAGAAAAATCAAAAAGCTCGTGCTAGAGACCAAAAGAGAGCTCTGAAATCGCAAGCAAGATGGGATTCGTGGTATAGAGCTCAATCGTTTGCTTCATCTGTGAGTACTTCTAATCCCACCATGTCTGAAGCATAATCACGAATGTTAAATGGGTGATAGAATGCTTTCTAATACTGCAACTCCACGTTATTACGGGGAATTTCGCGACGCGGTACTTCGTGGTGATATTTTAGTAAATGAAGAAATTTCTATGGAGATGAATCGAATAGATGCACTCATAGAAAATCCTGGTGTGTACTATGATCCTAATGCTATAGAAGGATTTATTAAATTTTGCGAAAATGAGTTGACCTTAACCGATGGCTCTGACCTGAATCTTCTCGACACATTTAAACTATGGGCTGAGCAAGTATTTGGATGGTGGTATTTCGTAGAACGTAGTATTTACCAGCCAAATGAAAACGGTCATGGTGGACGTTATGTAAGAAAGATAATAAAGAAGCGTTTGACAAATAAGCAATATCTCATAGTATCGCGTGGCGCTGCCAAATCAATGTATGCATCATGTATACAGAATTATTATTTGAATGTTGATACTGATACTACTCATCAGATAACTACTGCTCCAACCATGAAGCAAGCTGATGAGGTGCTATCTCCGATAAGAACTTCAATTACTAGATCTAGAGGTCCGTTGTTCAAGTTTTTAACGGAAGGCTCTATTCAAAATACAACAGGCAGTAAAGCTAATCGACAAAAGTTAGCTTCTACTAAAAAAGGGATTGAGAACTTTTTAACTGGGTCTTTGTTGGAAATAAGACCGATGTCAATCAACAAACTTCAAGGATTAAAATCTAAAATTAATACAGTTGACGAATGGTTATCTGGAGATACTCGTGAGGATGTTATAGGAGCTCTTGAACAGGGAGCTTCAAAATTAGATGACTATTTAATAATAGCAACTAGTTCGGAAGGAACTGTTCGCAATGGTGCTGGTGACAGCATTAAAATGGAGCTCATGAAAATACTAAAAGGTGAATACGAGAATCCTCATGTATCAATATTTTATTATAGATTAGATGATATTTCAGAAGTCAATGATCCGGAAACTTGGGTAAAGGCCCAGCCTAATATAGGCTTAACGGTTAGTTACGAAACATATCAGTTGGACGTAGAACGAGCTGAGAAGAATCCATCAGTACGTAATGATATTCTAGCTAAACGTTTCGGAATACCGATGGAGGGTTATACATATTTCTTTAGATACGAAGAAACCCTTCCGCATCCAAAACAAGATTTTTGGGGACTTCCTTGTGCATTAGGGGCTGACCTATCTCAAGGTGATGACTTCTGTGCGTTCACATTTTTATTTCCATTGTCCAATGGGTGTTTTGGAGTAAAAACCAGATGTTACATAACGTCCAGAACATTGTTAAGACTTCCTGGAGCTATGCGAGAAAAATACAACGAATTTCTCAATGAAGGAAGCTTACAAGTGTTGGAAGGCACTGTATTGGACATGATGGAAGTATACGACGATGTAGATAACTATATAATTAAATCAGAGTATGACGTTCGATCATTCGGATATGATCCATATAATGCTAGAGAATATATAGAACGCTGGGAACGAGAGAATGGCCCATATGGATTAACAAAAGTTATTCAAGGTTCTAAAACCGAATCAGTTCCACTAGGCGAATTAAAGAAATTAGCTGAAGATCGCGTCCTGTTGTTTGACGAACAAATGATGGCTTTTACGATGGGCAATGCCATAGTTCTCGAAGATACAAATGGCAATAGAAAGTTGTTGAAGACGCGCCATGATCAAAAGATTGATGCTGTAGCAGCTCTAATGGATGCTTACGTATCATATAAAATAAGTCGCGATTTGTTTGATTAACAAGGAGGACACATGGGAACTGGTAAAGAATGGGCGAATCATAAATATATAGACAAAGTTACAACAAAAAATGGTACCACAAGGTATGTCTATGATCGACATGCTAGCGTGAGAAAACACAATGCAGAGAAAGTAAAATTGGATCAGAAACTTAGAGAAGTTAATGCTAACCTATCTTATGTGGTAGAGGACGCGTTAAATAATCCTATCGAACATATAAAATCTAATACTTTGAAAAATGATGTTGAGATCCTTAGTAAATCGGTAAGTGAACTACCAGAGCAAGCTATACGATACGGTCTAGCATATTTAGATTATAAAATACACGATAGATAAATAAGAATCGCGAGTTCATGCGAGGGGGTGAAATATGAGTTTTATGAATAGATTATCACATGCATGGAATGTGTTTAAATCTCGCGATAAAAAAGATTCTAAAATAGCAGATTTGACGTATGTTAATGAGATGACATCATCCACTAGATTGGATAGATCTCCGCTACGTTTAGGGACCGAACGATCTATATTAGCAGCTATATATAACAGGATAGCAATCGACGTATCGGCTATTGAGATTCGTCACGCTAGAACTGATCAAAATGGCAGGTTTCTTGAAGAGATTAAATCGGGTCTGAATGAATGCTTAGCGATATCAGCTAACAAAGATCAAACAGCCCGATCATTTTTTATGGATGTAGTATTATCTATGTTTGACGAAGGCTGTGTAGCAATAGTTCCTACTGATACTGATATCGATATCGTACGAACTAATTCATATGATATTTTATCTTTAAGGGTTGGAAAAATAAAGCAATGGATGCCTAACTACGTTAGGGTGGAGCTGTATAACGATAACGTGGGTAGGCGTGAAGAGGTTACTTTGCCTAAAGACAAAGTATGTATAATAGAGAACCCATTGTATCAAGTTATGAATGAGCCAAATTCTACCCTGCAAAGGCTTCGGCATAAATTAGCTTTGTTAGACGCTACGGATGATAAACAGAATTCTGATAAATTGAACATGGTTATTCAATTGCCATATCAAATAAAGTCCAAAGCACGTATGGAAGCTGCCGAAGAACGTAGAAAAGAAGTAGAACTTCAATTAACCCAGTCGAAATATGGTATAGCTTATATCGATAGTACTGAGAAAATAGTGCAATTGGGTCATCCGATTGAAAATAGGCTGATAGAACAAATCGAATATCTGACTAATCAATTGTATGCCCAATTAGGTCTGACTCCAGCAGTGTTTAACGGTACAGCCGACGAACGAGAGATGTTGAATTACAACAATAGAACTATAGAGCCTATCGTGTCAGCTATTGTCGATGAGATGCATCGAAAGTTTCTCACTAAGACAGCTAGAACTCAGGGTCAAGCTATTGTGTTCTTCAGAAATCCGTTTAGTTTGGTTACGGTTGACAATCTTGCTGAGATAGCAGATAAGTTAACCAGAAACGAAGTACTCAACAGTAATGAGATACGTGCTATACTTGGATATAAACCAGTTGATACACAACGAGCTGAGGAACTTCTTAATAAGAACATCAACCCAGTTCCTTTGGATCAGATGGATCCTAATCAAATGGATCCCAATCAAATGGATCCCAATCAAATGGATCCCAATCAAACGGATCCCAATCAAATGGATCCAAATCAAATGGATCCTAATCAAATGGATCCCAATCAAATGGATCCCAATCAAGCAAATCCTGAACAAG